CATGAATTTACAAGTCGTCATGAAACCTGACGAGAAGCAATTTAAAGAAAGTATAGACCCTAAAGGCTTTAAAGCCCGAAACATATTCAATCCATCCAACGAAGTGAAAGCAGTGATAGGTTATATTGCCTGGTGTTTCATGAGAGTCTTGAAAACTATTGACGTTTTCCAGGATAGCTTTGTTCAAGGGTGGAACTCAGAACGACTAGAAGAAACACTTACTAGAGAGGCTCAACAATTAGATGACCCCCAAGGCATGAGTTGGGATGGGTCCAATCACGATGCTCACCAACATTCAGATTTTATAGAAAGTGTCGACAATATGTGGATACGTAGATTCTTCCCCATAATATGTGCAAAGGTAGGCTTCAATGTAGGTCAGACACAAGAGATCGTTAAGAAGGCAAGTGCGACCAAGTGTCAAGTAACTCTCTATATGCCTAATTATTTGCAAGGATTTTCTTTGTTAGGAAAGAACAGATTCAAGATTTTCTCAGGAAAATTAATTCAGACGACATTTTCTGGTCACCCGACTAGAACCACTCTGTTCAATACCATCCGTATATTGCTATTGCAACTTAAGATAGGCCTGGACTGTGGAGCAGTTACCAGAGGGACTATAGACCACGTTAAACCCAATTTCTTCCCAAAACAATCTGGAGACGATACATATCTTCAGATAGAATCACATCTCAGCGAATTGTATGGTACATCCATGAGAAAATACTATGCATTTGAAGAAGGGGTTACTCACGGTTATGGCCAGTTGTGTGGAGATTTGAACTACTTTCCTAAGTATTCTGAAGTAGGATACACACATATCGATTTTCTGTCCAAAACCGGATTTATAACTAAATTAGAAGCCATTACTACTAGGCAATGCCGAAGGATAGTAGCTACTGGAGATGTTTCGGCAAAGATTGGAGTACATCTAACAGAAGCGCAGCTATTGTCCGGGATTAAAGCACAATTAATTATATCCTATTCCAGTTGGCCCATGTATAAGCAAATGATAGACCGCAAATTTGGGCACGTCGAAGCAAATGCCAGATATATACTTAATGAATATAAAGCAGTTTTGGATGTCCATCATGCTTACCACCCCTCTTTTGTAGTGATGCATCCAGATTCCATCGATTTAAAGATATTGGATAATAGTAGAGGAGACACGCAACTGTTATATCCCCACCTCTACAAGCTGATGATAGATGTCGGCTACTAATGTACAATTATAGCTCACAATAGGCTAGCTCCGTATACAGCTAGAAAACATAGAAATAATCTTGTTTAACATTTTAAAAAAAAAAAAAAAAAAAACAAA